GGGCAGGTACTACGATCGATGCCGTAGTAGTTACTGTGTAAACCTGTGATTTAGGCATTTGATAACTCCAGTTTCTTAACTAGTGCGATGGCCTTCTCCTGGCTTATAGATACCTCAAAATGCATTTCATCTTTACGGCCTCGGTAATCGCCGCCCCATGTCAGGCCATATTTCTTGGCTAGTGCTCGGATCATTGGCACCTTTTCTAGTGGGAAAGTACCCACCTTGCCCAGGGGGTGCTGCGTGGCATTTAAATCGATCGCTGTACCTGAGCTGTGGCAGCTGAGTTTGTCGGTAGTGCCGCGTACCATGCGGAAAGCGTAAGCCCAGTCATCTAACTTGCCTTCATCGATCGGCTCGATCAACTCATGGAACTCCGCTGCAAATGCAGCTAGTAATTCCCCTGCACCCGCAGCGCATCTAATTTTTAGGTTAGTGCCTTTGACCGGGTATGGCTTTACATTGATTTCTGCTTGGTCTTTACTGGCAGGCCATCCGTTGTAACTAGTCAGCATCTAATTCACACCTCTGACAATTCCATCTGAATAAATCATTTAAAAATAATTCTTTGTGACCGCATGTTGGCATCGGTGCTACAAATGCATCATGGGTTAAATCATAAACGTAGCCTATACCTGCGTAGTTGTAACGATAGTTGCCGTTATATGAAGTGCGCTTACAGACTTGACCTTTAAAATTACCGTACCAAGTTTCAGGGTTTAAACCTTCAATTAATTCGGTCTCGTCAATACCTACTATAACTTCAGTCACGATGTTATTTTCGTCTAAAAATGCGTAATGTGCCATTATGTCCAACTCACATTTCCTGAGCCAGCGGTAATAGTTGCGCGTTTGTAGCCGCCACTTGCTGCACTTTCGCTGCCAGTTAAACCTGCGCCAATAGTAATTGTGCGAGTGTCTGGATAGCGAAGGATAATTACACCTGATCCGCCATTACCGCCGTTGGATGGAGAAGTACCTGCTCCACCGCCGCCACCTCCACGGTTCGCCGTGCCGTTTTCGCCAGCTAATCCAGATGTGCTTGATCGACCCGCGCCACCGCCGCCTGCACCGCCAGCTGCGCCAGAATTCTTACCTCCTCCACCGCCGCCGCCTGCATAAGTTACGGATGATCCAGTTATAGAGTTTGCAGTTCCGTTACCGCCTGCGCCAGCATCTCCTGATGCGCCTGTTCCGTTACCGCCTACGGCAGATGCTCCACCACCACCACCGCCTGCGCCTGTCGATGCTGTATCACCAGACATCGAAGTGCCGCCCGCATAACCTTCAACTGGAGAATAACTTCCTTGGTTTCCTGCGCCGCCTGCTTTAGCTCCGCGACCGCCACCACCGCCGCCCGATCCACCGTTGCCACCTGTAGTCGATCCAGCCGCATCGTCACCTTTGCCGCCGTATCCACCACCGCTAGATGAAATTGCATTAAATGTGGATGTAGTTCCCTGAGTGCCAATACCAGCACTTAATGTTGAACCCGCACCGCCGCCGCCTATGCTGCATGAATAATTTGTACTTACACTTAAAGTTAGCGCAGACCCGCCAATAGTTGTGCGGTATCCACCTGCTCCACCACCACCACCTGACCAGTTACCGCCGCCGGTACCCGCACCGCCGCCGCCTGCAACAATTAAATAATCTACGGAGATAGTTGCAGGGGTTGGAATACCAATTAATGCAGAAATTAAATTTGGGATCATTAACCAACAGCCCCTACAACGTACCAAGTATCTGTACCAGTTTTAATACAAGCTGCTGATTTGTACTGGGCTAGCGTTGGACTAGCTGCGACCGCTCCAGCGCTTAGCACCGTAGTAGTTCCAGGTGTTACCGCCGAAATCGTTGTAACGCCTACGCCTACCGAAAGAACTGTAAGAACCGTGCCGATCGGGAAAGCAGTAGTCGCGTTGGTAGGTAACTTGAAAGCTATGGCTGTGGCCTTATTCATTAAAAATATCTCTTGGTAGTTATCGTTTGTAGTAGCTGTGTAGTCAGCAGTCTGTGTTACTACATCGAACTGTACAAGGCTGTTCATCGTGGATGAAGTCAGCACATCCCCGGTGACTGTCGGAAATCCTGAAATGGCCATCTATATCTCCTTAGTATGAAAGCGTGTTAGTGCCTAAAACGCCGTATTGCGTTGAATTAAGAATAAACGCATCGAGAATAGGCTCTAGCGTTGTAAATTTTACCTGCCATTTATTCGGTTTGATAGTCATAGCCACGCCAAATATCTGCAAGGTTTTTACCAGACTAGATGATCCAGGCTGGCTAGTGGTTACGGTTATTGGGTCAAAAAAATCTAGGTCAAGCGCAGCTACTATGCCTGAGTCGTAGTTTTCTGTGTATAGGTCAAGAGTCAGCGCATCGCATCGCACGGTGGTCTCGGCACGGCTAGCCACATAAGCGCGGGCATAATCCAGCGCCACGGCATCGGTCTGCATAAGCAAATTGGTCTGCGTGTAACTGTGTAAAAAATACTTGGCGATGCTGGCAGCGTTGCTATTTTGCTGAGTCGCACCACCCGATCTTGTGATATTTGCTTGGTTATATACAAGCACGTCATTTAGTACCCATTGGGCATCGAAGTATTTAATATCGCCGCCGTCATCGGTAAAGACTGTAGGCGTAGCGCCTATGCTGCTAGATGTCAGCGCTCGATCCTGAAATACAAATGACCCACTAGCATCGACATAGAAGGCTCCGTACTCGCTTGTGCTAACGGTTTGGCAAGCTGCTAGGGCTGTGCGCTGTGTGCCTGGATCGGCCTGCATCGTAGTCAGCCCGGCATCTACGTCACGCATGGATGCTGGCCATGCCACCTGGTCTAGCAGCTTATTAATACGAGTGCCGCTTAACTGCCCTGCCGTTGCATCAACCACGGTAGTTATCTGCGCATTTTGCAAAAGTCTAAACGCATCTACAGCTGTGATAGTCGTATAGACAACATCTACGCCAGCCTCTTGTGGTGTTAAGGTGTCATAACCTGTGATAAATCCGCTAAATATCGGGTAGGTGATTCCTAGATGAGTTGCCGATATTTCTAACTTACGCATTGGATCGAGCAGGCCGTAGTAAGGCCCCGCTGTATTCATAGGGTTAAAATCGCCATTTTGATCGACTATGCGAAGTGTGCAGGTGCCTGTTTGGAATTGGTCAGCCTCGGCGTTACGGCCGCGGCGTGTAGTGATGCCATCAACCTGGCTAGATACATCAACGATTAGCGCTGCGTTATCTGCCAAAATGTTAGTGCCGATTATGCCCTGTCCGATAATCATGGCCTGTGCAAAACTCGGCCCTGTACCAAAATTTATAAACGCATTTACCGTAGGTACTGGCATTACAGCGCCCCTGCAAATGTAGTGCTATCGCCATAGCGGTTTAACTTTTGCAGCGCTCGCTGCATAGCCTCAGTTAGCGCTTCCTCGCTGCCTAGCGGTGTGTTTATCGTAAAGTTATTTACGCTTGGCGGTGAGTAAGTAAAAGATGGGCTGCTAGGGCTGTAATCGTAAATGCCTTGTGGGTTGCCTGCTTCTGGCATATTGCTTAGACCTGGCAGATCAGGCACGCTACCTGATCCGTAGACAAATGAAGGCGCTGCCGCTGTGTAATTGTAATTACCTGCAGGGTTGCCGATCGATGCCAAGCCGCGGGCTGCCCGGTCTGCTTCTTGTGCCAAGTACTTTAAGGTATCGGCGGCTGCCAACTCTGCCTTCATTTTGGCTGCGTTAGCCTCATCAAGCTGCGCCATGCGCTTAGCAGCTGCATTGGCATCCTCATCCATAATTGTAAGCAAGCTGCGGATGCGTGCCTTTTCAGCTTCATCGGTTGAATTAGCCAGGGCTGTCTCTAGGTTGATGCGGTCTACGTCAAACTTCTTTTTTAACTGGTCTAACTCTGCTTGCTTTTTCTTGGCTGCTAACTCAGCTGCAGATAATTTTTGCTTTTCTTTTTCCGTAGTGTTTTGCTTTTTGATCGTAGCAATTAACTTAGCACGCTCAGCCTGCTCAGGCGTAAAATACATCGATGTAGGGCTAAACGGTGCATTTTTTAACCGTTCCTCGCGGCCTATTTTAGCCAAGTAGCCGCTGTTCATAAATGCACTAAAACCTTTTGCTAATAAACCCCCGGTCTTAGTTTCATTTTTTAACCTGCCAAATAATGTGGCTACGCCCAGTAATGCATCCGATGAACTCTGCGCAAATTTTTCCATTTCGGCTGTAGCCTGAGTAATGCCATCGGCATCGCCTAGCGCCGAGATGCTGTCTAAAATGCCCTTGCCGATAATTTCCTGGACATTGGCAGACGAGACCGCTAGCGCGTTCATTTGACCTGCATAGGTTTTAGTTGCAGCGAGTGCCTGGCCTTTAAAACGGCTGGTCAAGGCTCCCATGATTTTGTCCATGTCACCGCTAGCTAGGGTGGCTTTATCTAAACCTGCGCCAAGCCGACTCAACGCTGTGGTTTGGCCACCGTATGCTTTTGCCAGCGCTTTTGATACTTGCTCGACTGAGGCAGATGTACCTTTTGAGACATTGAGCGCTAGTTCTAATCCTTTTTGGGCTGTAGTAAGTGACCCGGTGGCGTTAAGCAACGTCTGAAATGCTGGCCTTAACTCGTCATCAAGTACCTTGTAAGTATCCTGCAACCTGGCTATAAAGCCTTCGGTGGCTATTGTGGCAAATCCGTTGCCAGTATTTTTAAGCGCTATCGCTAGCGACTTGGCTGCCTTCTCATCGGCTGCAAATGCCTTTACGGATGCCTTGCCAAATGCGTAGATTTTCTGCGCTGCAAATAAGGTGACAAAAGATTTTGCCAAATTGTTTGTAGTTTTTTGAAATGCTGTTAGCTGCTTTTCGCCCTTTACTAAGGCTGATCCGTTCCACTTGGCAATAGCCGCGACTACGATATTTGACATTATGCAGCTGCCCCATATCTACCTACGGCCATCCCGGCGTTAAACTGACCGATCGCTACATTTAAAGCCAGGTTTACAGCTCTTGCAGCTCTGCCGTTGTCCTCATCCCATGCTCGATAGATCAAACGGCCGCGCTGGTCTGTGTTGCCAAATCTAGGGTCAGCTGTGCCACGTGTGCCATATAGCGGCCCAAGCGGCTCTAAGAATTGAGCACGCGCATTTGGGTTAAGGCTGCGTGATGCTTTACGAGATGCAGCTAAGCGGCCAGATGTTTCATAAATAGCACCGCTTGCAGATGTGTTAGCGATGTAATGCGTTACCTGAAATCTGCGCCTAAATTTAGCGCCTGCTACTTCGCCAGAATTGTTAGCACCCTGACGGTAAATAATGCCTTTTACAACTTCGGCCTGATCGTATTTTGGAAAGGCCCGGTATTTTCTAGACTGTGGGCCAAAAGCATCTGCTTTAGTCCAACCGCTTAGCATTTCGCTATTGGCAGGTGCATAGGCCTGAGCCTTTTCAAGAATAGGCATCATGGCTGTTTTTATCTGCATATTCATTTGCTTGGCTAAGTCAGGGTCAAACTTACGCATCGCTTTAAGAGTGGCCTGTACGCCTGTGACGTTTACTGGCATTGGCTCGCTCCTTTGCTCGATCTCCTAATACTTGCAGTACTGCTTTAAACATGACCTCATCCATCTCCAGGACTTGATCGGGGCTAATTTTTAACTCAATAGCCAAACTAGCTACCAGGTAAGTAAACGAACCCCGATCTATCCTTTTGGGCTTTCATCCTCGATCACTTCGACCGAGATTAAATCTTTAAGGAAATCGTCACCAAAAGGTGGGATTACCTCGGTACGCATTAGCGCATTGTGAGCCAGCCAGTACAAGTCGCTATTCTTTTCGTGCTCGCGTAGCTGCTTGTATAGGCCTTGCCCTGCGTACTTTTCAAACGCGACTTCAACCACCGGGGTAATACTTACGATGCTTTCCCCTGTAGCCCTTACGATCTTTAGTCGTGCCATTGTTTGCCCCCTAGTTAATTAAAACGGTGTTGATGCTGAATAAGCTACTGCAGATGTGCAGGTAAAAGTCATAGATGAGCGTGCAAAATCTTCTGGCCCACCTGTACCTACTGGAGTCAAGTTATTGACCAAGATAGATACTGTGTAGGTTGGATTTGCAGCGCTAACAGCTGTTCCCTTTACAGGTATAACTATTGCAGTAACGCTTGTGCCGTATGCGGCTTGCAAGGTTGCCTGGACTTTTGCAGCTGCCCAGTCATTTAAGAAGTCTACGGTTAGCGTAGATGCTTCTAGACCCTTGCTAAATTGGTGAGAAGTTGCGCCCATCGCTGTGGTCTCTACTTCGTCAAATGTCTGCGTAAGAGTAATGCTCGTTACGTACTCGCTAAGGTCTACGGTGGCAATTTTCAGGCCAACGTTATTATCTAGATAAATTGCCACGTTTTATTCCTCATTATTCTTAGTAGTTTTGCCTGGAATTGGCAGACCAAGTTTTTTTAATACTTCGATGTCTGCCTCGGTTATCTGTTGATCTGCCATGTTTAGCTCCAAGTGGTTAGTACGGTTATTGATAGGTCTGCCATAAGCAGGCTCCCACTTTCAGCGTTTAGTACTGTAGGCGCTGAAATTTGGGTAACGCTAAATACGATCGCGCTATTTGCTAGCTTGTTAAATACGGCGATCATTGTGTCCTCGATGCCAGCCAGGTTGCCCTGGTTATCAAATGCTGGCACCGTCATAGTTATTTTAAAATTTGCTTGTGGCCTAATAGCAGCTTGATTAAAGTGGCCGTTAGCAGGCACGATGTACGGATCGGCTGGCGATACGATTACGCTGTTAGCCATAATGGTCGCGGGCGGGTAACTGAAAGTTTGCCAGACTCCGGCATTTTCCAATGCGCTTGCAATAGTTCCCCGTAGGGTTGTAATGGCTACGGTCACGGTCAGCCCACCATTGATGCGGGCGATAAATAAGGGGCTAGTAAGCCTCTAATTTTGCCGATCATTGTGTTACCCATGCGGTAAGGGCTTGGCCCCATATCGACACTTACGCCGCCTGACTGGCTGACTTGGCGGGCTTGCCAGATGTCTACTGCCAAAATCATCGCTGCTTCGCGCACGCTGGCTGTGGTGGCGTATGAGGCGGTTTTGGTGTCCTCGCCTGTGGCTGTGCCGTAGGGCAACACGCGCCTAAAGTTTTGATCGGCGGCTGTCTTGGCATACTGGATGAAGCTGTAGCCTGCAGGGTTTTGAAAATACTGCAACTGCAAATTGAAGGCTGGCAATATGTTGCCTGTGCCTGTACTAAAAGGGATCGTGCCTGTAATTGTATATGAACCGTTAAATGTCGAACCCGCCCCGGCGATCGTTACTGTTTCAGAAGTAGTAAAGATGCCAGGGTTGGCCAGCATTACGGTAGCCACGTTACTTACTAACGCAGTTCCCACTACCGCAGC